TGAAACAACAGGAGATGTTGTAGAAGATACAGCTTTAACAGATGCTACTAAATCATTTGTTGCTGGAAGAACATCATTCTCTGGAACATTAGAAATGCACTTTGACGAAACAGATACACCACAAACAACTTTAGTTGCTGGTGCTTCAATAGCTTTCATTTTATTACCTGAGGGTAATGCAAGTGGCGACAGAAGTTTTACAGGAACAGGAATTGTTACAGGAATGTCAGTTAATAACTCAATGGACGCAATTATTTCAAGAACTGTTACTTTTCAAGGAACAGGTGCTTTAACAATAGGTACTGTATAATCCTAATTTATGTCAGTTATTGATCGAGTTAAATCTCATTTTGAAACTCTAAAAACTATCACTATCGAAGTTGAGGAGTGGAAAGACGAGCATGGTAAAGCTAGTGTATTCTATTCAGAGCCATTAACCTTAGAAGAAAGAAATTACATAATTAAGAAATCAAACAACTTTGAAGACTTAAATGCTTTAGTTGATTTACTTATTATGAAACTTCTTATTAAAAATGATAAAGGCGAAATGATAAAAGCCTTTAACCCAGAAGATAAATTTGCTTTAAGGAAAAAAGCAGATGGAAAAGTAATAGATCGAATTGCTAGTCTTATTACTAGAGGCGATAATTTCGAGGAAGCCGAAAAAAAGTAAATAGCGACCCAGATGTTAGGTCGCTTTTAGTCATTGCAGAACGATTACATCTTACAATTCAACAAGTTCTTGATATGCCAATAGAACATTATAATCTTTGGTTAGCATACTTGAAAAAAGAACAAGATCAGTATAAAACCAATCAATCATTAGCAGAAGCAAAGAAATATAAAATATAATGGCACAAAATTTAAAAATTAACATAACAGCACAAGATAAAACTAAACAAGCTTTTAATGGTATTAGAGGTGGATTAGCAAGTCTTAAAAATGCAGTATTTTCACTTAAAGGTGCATTTATAGGTTTAGGTGCTGGACTAGTTACAAAGTCATTTATAAGTACAGGAAGAAGCATAGAGGACTTACAAGTTAGATTAAAACAATTATTTGGTAGCACACAAGAGGGTGCAAAAGCATTTGATGTGATGGCAAATTTTGCATCTAAAGTTCCATTTTCATTAGAACAGATACAAGAGGCATCAGGTAACTTAGCTGTTGTTGCTGGAGATGCAGATAGATTAGCAAAAATATTAGAGATAACAGGTAATGTTGCATCTGTAACAGGAATAGATTTTAGAACAGCTGGAGAACAAATACAAAGATCATTTGCTGGTGGTATTGCTAGTGCAGATATTTTTAGAGAAAAAGGTGTAAGAGATATGCTTGGTTTTAAAGCTGGTGCAACTGTAACAGCAGAAGAAACTGTAAGAGCATTTGAAAAAGTATTTGGTAAAGATGGTAAATTTGGAAAAGCAACAGATGAACTTGCAAATACATTTACAGGTACATTATCAATGCTTGGCGATAAATTATTTAATTTTAAAAGAGGTGTTGCTGGTGCTGGTTTCTTTGATGAACTTAAAAAAGAATTTAAATCTTTAAATGAATTTATTGAAGAAAATGCAGATGCATTTCAAACTATTGGTCATGCAATTAGTAAAGTTTTAGTATTTGCAGTTAGAGCATTTGCTGGTGCATTAAGAGCAGTTGGTAATGCTACTAGTTTTATTAAAAGACAAGTTGAGAATATACAAAGATTATTAGGCTTTGATGTTCCTTTTGTTGTTGAAGTTCAAAAAGGAAGTAAAGTTATTAAAGAAGTAAATCTTGATTTAGTTGAACAAAAATCTCTCTTTGAAAAAGTAGTAGAAGAAGTTAAGAAATTAAATGATGGTTTCAAAATAGAAAAAGAAATAGTAGGTCAAATAAAATCAATAACTCAAAGCATTTCTAAATCTATTGCTGAATCTGTTGTTTTAGGTAAAGAATTAAGTGTTACATTTAAACAGTTAGCACAACAAATATTAATTAATATTATTTCTAAAACTATTGAAAGAATAGCATTATTAGGATTAGAAAAAATATTACTAGGAGATATAGTCAAAAAAGAGGAACAAAAAGATAATTTAATAAGAAAACAAAACACTAATCTCAAAAGACAAATTATGCTTAATATGTTAAGTGGTGGTGGTGGTAGTAGTGGTTTTTCTGGTGGTGGTAGTAGTGGTTTTTCATTCTTTGCACAAGGTGGTGCAGTATCAAAAGGTAAACCAATAGTAGTAGGAGAACAAGGTGCAGAGTTATTTATACCAAACTCATCAGGACAAATTACACAAAATGCTAGAGGTACAAGTGGTGGTGCTACTACAGTTAATTTTAATATAAATACAGTAGATGCTTCTGGTTTTGAAGAATTACTTGTAAGATCAAGAGGAACAATTACACAATTAATTAATAATGCTGTAAATGAAAGAGGGAGTGGAAACTTAATCTAATGGCTGGTGCTTTTCCAATATCAACTGCTAAATTTGAATCTTTAGGAATAAAGTCAACACAAAATACTATTATATCAAAAACTATATCTGGTAAGAAACTTGCTAGACAAATAGATAATCAAAGATTTGGTTTTACTGCTAGAGTAATTACAGCAAAAAGAGATGATGTTTATGGAGAGTTAATGGCCTTTATAGTTAAACAAAGATCAGGTAAAGAAAACTTTACAATCATTCCACCAGAAGTAACTCTTGCTAGAGGTAATGTAAGTGGAACTGTTTTAGTCAATGGAGTTCACGCAATTGGAGATACTACAATTACTGTTGATGCTATGACAGGCACATTAAAAGCTGGAGATTTTATTAAGTTTGCTGGACATGATAAAGTTTATATGGTCGTTGCAGATGTAACAGCAGATGGTTCAAACGAAGCAACACTTACAATAGAGCCACCTTTATTAACTGCTTTAGCAAATAACGAAGTTGTTACTTATGATAGTGTTCCTTTTACTGTTCATTTAATAAATGATATGCAAGAATTTGGAGTTGTTGGTGCAGATAAAGATGGTAATGCTTTATATCAATTTGAATTTGATGTAGAAGAATCACTTTAATTAATGAAGAAATATAAAATAACCCACAAGATAACTGCCGATTTTATTGCTGAAATTATTGTTAATGAAGATCAAATAGATAGTTCAATAAACGATCTTAAAGAATATAAGAAACCCAATAGCAAATTTGATTATACTATGTTAAAAGGTACAGAAAGTGTAACCCAAACTAATTACGAAGAATATGACGAGAAGCCTATCAACAGCAATAAAGAACGAATTAGCAACAAATGATATTAGACCAATACACCTTATTACTATTGGCTTTAACACACCTGTTCATTTTACAGATAATTCATTTGATTTAACATCATCAATATCAGGCTCATCAGTTACTTATTCAGCATCATCACATTTTTTAGGAATATCTGATTTTACAGAACAAACAGATGTAAGTAAATCTAGTATTAGCATAACTTTATCTGGTGCAGATCAATCTTTTATCTCAATAGTATTAAATGAAAATGTTATTAATGATGTTGTAACTATACATAGAGGATTATTAGCAGATGATAATACTATAATTGCAGACCCTTTTTTACTTTACAAAGGAACAATAGAAAATTTTGAAATACAAGAACAGGCTACATCAAGTTCATTAGCATTATCTATTGTATCTCATTGGGCAGATTTTAATAAAAAAAATGGTCGTAAGACTAACAATACATCACAACAAAGATTTTTTAGTACAGATGTAGGTATGGATTTTGCAAGTGAATCTGTATTAGATATTAAATGGGGTAGAGATTAATGAATGAAATAATAAAATTTTACCAATCTTTTAATAGATACAAAGATAATACTGATGAAGAAATATATCAACATTTAATACAATGTGTAAATAATAATCAATATAAACTATTTAAAGATAATGGTATTTATGGTTTTGCTAATTGGGCTTTTGTTAATCAACAAACAGAAGATTATTTTTTAAAAACAGGAATTGTAGAAGATTGGAATTGTGGAGATATAATGTTGCATATAGATTTTATTGCTACAAAAAACATAAGACAGATAATGAGTTGGCTTAAAAATAATAGTGTTAAAACATTAGGATTAAATAAAACTATACATTGGGCAAGATTAGATAATGATAACAAGATAAGAAAAATTATGAAACAGAATACAAAGGATAGTTGGTTATGGGTGGAATAATAAAAAAAATTATAAAACCAATTATTAGAATAATACCTAAGTTTATTTCAAATCCTATAGTTGGTATTGGTGTTAGTTTATTTTTAAGTTGGATTTTAAGACCCAAAGTTCCTGATATTGAAGATTTTGGAACTAACCAATTTGATGATTTTGAAAGAGGTATATTAGTTAATAAACAATCTAATGACTCTAACATACCTATAATTTTTGGAAAAAGATTAACAGGTGGTACTAGAGTTTTTATGGAAACTTCAGGTACAGATAATAAATATTTATATATGGCCATAGTTATGTCAGAGGGAGAAATAAACGATATAGAAGAAATTAGAGTTGATGATAAAGTTGTTACTTTTGCATCTTCTTTTTCAGATGGAACAGAAGTTGAAGTAGGTAGTACAGATTCTAATTTTTTTAAAGCTGACCCAAATGTTGATGGTTCAAGTGCAGAAAGTTTAATTAGAGTACAACCTTTTTATGGAACTGATACTCAATCATCATCTAGTTTATTATCTACCTTATCATCATGGGGAAGTAATCATAGATTATCTGGTTTATGCTATCTTGCAATTAGATTCAAATGGAATCAAGATGCTTTTGCTGGAATACCTAAAGTTCAAGCTAAGATACAAGGTAAAAAAGTTAGAACTTATAACTCTAGTTTAGTAGAACAATCAGCATCTTATCAAACGAATCCAGCATGGTGTTTGTTAGACTATTTAACTAATACTAGATATGGAAAAGGATTATCAACAGACGAAATAGATTTACAAAGTTTTTATGATGCTTCATTAGTATGTCAAACTCAAGTAACACCTTTTACTGGTGGAAGTGATATAAATATTTTTGATACAAATACAGCATTAGATACTTCAAGAAATATTTTAGATAATGTTAGAGAACTTTTAAAAGGTTGTAGAGGTTATCTTCCTTATAATGCTGGTAAATATAATTTAGTTATTGAAACAATAGGCAGTGCATCTATTACATTAACAGAAGATAATATTATAGGTGGTTATTCATTATCCACACCAACAAAAAATGATAGATATAATAGAGTTATAGTTGGTTTTGTTAATCCTGATCGAAATTACCAAGTTGATGAAGCACAGTTCCCACCTATAAATGATAGTGGATTACCAACAGCAGATCAACACGCAACAATGAAAAGTGCTGATGGTGGTTTTTTGCTAGAGGGTAGATTTTCATTCTCAACTTTAACATCACAATATCAAGCAGAAGAAATGGCAGAAGTAATACTTAGAAGAAGTAGAGAAGCATTAACTTTAGGAATTAATGTTGACTTTAATGGTTATGATTTGTCCATTGGAGAAATAGTTAATATCACGCATAGTTCATTAGGATTTTCTGCTAAACCTTTTAGAGTTCTTGGAATTACTTTTAACGAAGATTTAACAGTAGCATTATCTTTAGTAGAATATCAGGCAAGTCATTATACTTTTGCAACTAAAACTCAAGCACCAACAGTACCAGCTACTAATCTTCCTAATCCATATTCAGTACAAGCACCAGCAATATCATTATCAGATGAATTGCTTGAACTATTTGAT